CGTAGTTGAATAATATTAATTTTGATAAAAGTTTCGATATTTATTGCTAGATAAAAACATTATAAATGGCTGAAACTCTCATATCTCCAGGTGTCTTCGTATCGGAGAACGACTTATCACAAATAACACAAGGACCTATAGCTGCAGGAGCGGCCATTTTAGGTCCTACTGTAACTGGACCAGTTAACTATCCAACCTTAGTTACTTCCTATTCTGATTACAAATCTATTTTTGGAGCAGCTTTCGTTTCTGGAGGATCTCCTTACGAATACTTAACTTCAATCGCTGCCCTCAATTACTTTGAGCAAGGTGGCGATTCTCTTTTGGTAACTCGTGTAGCATCAGGATCTTATACCTCAGCTACAGCTTCTATAGGAAGAGTAACTGCCGGAGTATTCGCTTCTTCTTTTGTATTGGAAACAATTACAGAAGGTACAGTAATGAATAACAATGGTCAAGTTAGTCAAGCAGTAAATGGAGCATTGCCTTCAGGATCTTCTGCCAATATTAGGTGGGAAATTGCTAACGTAGACACAGGATCAGGACTATTCAGTTTAATCATTAGAAGAGGAGACGATTATCAAGAAAATAAGACTGTACTAGAATCTTGGAATAATATATCTCTAGATCCAAATCAAAACAACTTTATTACTTACGTAATAGGTGATACAAAAGAAACTCCAGTTAACGAAAATGGAAGTTATTACTTACAAATTACTGGATCTTATCCTAATAAGTCAAGGTACGTAAGAGTAAAACAAGTAGATCTACCAACTCCTGGATATCTTAACCAATACGGTCAACCTTATTCACAATACACAGCTTCTATTCCTCAAGTAGGATCAGGATCTCAACAAGGAACTTTTGGAACAGCTACAGGAGCTCTTTGGGGATGTTTTAATAAGTCCAAACTTAACATGTTTGAGAACATTAAGATCAATAACTCTACAGTAGTCACTGATGATACAAACGTTCAAGGAGTATTCGTGGAAAACTACGCAATAGGACTAAGTCTACTTCAAAATGGAGATGCTTACGATTTCAACGTAATATACACTCCAGGAATGAATGATCAAAACGCACATGGTTTAGTAAATGATGTTGTAGCTCTTGCTCAAAATAGAGGAGATGCAATCGCAGTAGTAGATATGACTTGTTATGGACAAAATGTATCTACAGCTATTGGTAAGTCTCAAGGTTTTGATAACTCTTACGGAGCCACTTATTGGCCATGGGTACAAATCTCTAGCCGTGAAACTGGCAAAATTAATTTTGTTCCTGCTTCTACTCTAGTACCAGCAGTATACGAATACAACGATAAAGTAAGCGCCGAATGGTTTGCACCAGCAGGTCTTAACAGAGGCGGAATGTCTACAGTTCTAAGGCCAGAAAGAAGGTTGAGTGTAAATGATAGAAATCAACTTTATCAAGGTAAAGTTAATCCAATCGCAACATTCCCTGGAGTTGGTACAGTAATATACGGTCAAAAGACTCTACAGTCTAAACCATCTGCTCTTGATAGGGTAAACGTTAGAAGATTATTAATAGCGCTTAAACGTTATATTCGTGACATAGGTGAAACTATCGTATTCGAACCAAATACTCAAGTAACAAGGAATAAGTTTTTAAACCAAGTTAATCCTTATCTTGAAACAGTTCAACAGCGTCAGGGTCTTTACTCTTTCCAAGTTGTAATGGATGAAACAAACAACACACCAGATGTAATTGATAGAAATCAATTAGTTGGTACGATATACCTACAGCCTACAAGAGTTGCTGAATTTATTCAACTTGATTTTAACGTATTACCTACAGGAACTACTTTCGGAGGATAACAAAACATAACAAAAAAATAAAATGAAACTTACAGAAAATACAAAAGTAAGAGTAAAGGTACCAAAACACCTCTACGAAGCAATTCAAGCTGAACTTGATAAGAAACACATGGAAGAAGGCGAAGAAATGAACGAATACGTAGGTATGAGTCCAGATCAAATGCAAGTAGTAGAAATACTTGGATCACTAATCGCTGCTGGTGGATTAAGTGTAGCTGTAAAAACAGCATTACAAATGGCTCTAGATAAAATCAAATCTAAGAAGTCAGGCGGCGAAGAAGAAAAAGGAAAAGTCAATGAGTATGTTGGCATGAGTCCAGATCAAGCTCAAGTAGTAGAAATACTTGGATCTTTGATTGCAGCCGGAGGATTAAGTGTAGCTGTAAAAACAGCATTACAAATGGCATTAGATAAAATTAAATCTAAGAAATCAGATGACGCTGAAGCTACTACAGAACCTGAAGTAACTGCAGAAGAAATTGAAGAAGCTTTTGATCTTAATACTTTGATGGAAGCAGTAAAAGACGCTTCTAAAAAGAAAGCAGAAGATAAAAAGAAAAAAGAGTTAGAGGCCAAGAAAAAGAAAGCTGAAGACGATAAAAAGAAAAAAGAAGCCGAAGCTAAAAAGAAAGCTGTAGCTGCTAAGAAAAAATAAGTTCTGAATATTTATAAGAGAACAAGTAAATTAGAATAATATGCCAGTCCTTGATCCAGCGGAAATAATGTTTACAGCCTTTGAACCTACAGTAGCCAATAGGTTCGTTATGTACATCGACGGTATTCCGTCTTACATGATTAAAAAGGCAGACGCTCCAGGTGTGACTTTGGGTGAAATCAAACTAGACCACATCAATGTTTATCGTAAGCTTAAAGGAAAAGCAGAGTGGAGAGACATGGCTCTTTCTCTTTACAATCCTATCTCCCCTTCTGGCCAACAAGCCGTTATGGAGTGGGTACGCTTGCATCATGAATCAGTAACAGGCCGCGATGGTTACTCCGACTTTTACAAGAAAGATTTGAATCTATCAATAATCGGACCAGTTGGCGATATCGTATCTGAGTGGATAATCAAAGGAGCTTTCATTAAAGAAGCAATGTTTGGAGCATACGATTGGTCTACAACAGATCCTACCGAATTGACTATCCAGGTCGGTTGTGACTATTGCATCTTAAATTATTAGTGCTGAATTATTAGAATATTCGTATTCTAAATTATTAAAATACTAAACCTCTGCATATTTATAATAAAGCAGAGGTTTTTTATGTTTACAGACTACTTTAAAATTATACGTCAAGCTCTATCAGAGAGCAGAGAAAAAGGAAAAGGCGAATACTATGAAGCTCACCACATAGTTCCAGAGTGTTTCGAACAATTCAACAAAAAAAGTTCAACAGTATTACTAACTCCAGAAGAACATTATAGAGCACATAAGATATTAGCAAACGAATTTAAAGATCATCCTATATACGGAGAAAAAATGCTATGGGCTTTTCATAGAATGACTTATAGTGGAGATATAGAACTATCTGAAGAAGAATATGCTGTAGCTAGAAAAGCGCTAATGAAACTATGGAAAAGAAATAAGAAAGAAGACTGGAAAAAGAATATGAGTGAAAAAATGAAAGGGAATAAAAACGGAGTAGGAGGAAAAAACAATTGGAGTCCAACTCAAGAGCAAAGAGAAAAATATTCGATAGCAGCTAGAAAAAGACAAATAGGAAAAGTAGGAGAAGAATCAAGAGCGAGCAAAGGAACGGTGATTTGTGAAAATAAAATAACAGGAGAAAAAATAGAGGCAGGATCAGCATTACAGCTTTCTAAAAAAACCGGAGTCCATTATTCAGTGTTTCATGAAATACTAAATGGGCAAAACTTTACGAATAAGCCAAAACCAAAGTCTACAAGAAGCAAATACTACCAATTCCTTCAAGATCACAAGATATACTACAAATAGTCCGCAACACTGCGGTCTTTTTTTTGTTCATTAATTTAGTGTTGTGTATATTTATAAATAAATAATTAATTTTATGTCTGAATCAAAGTTTACAATTCCTACTGAAATGGTAGATCTTCCCTCAAAAGGCTTAGTATACCCAAAAGAAAATGCGCTATCTTCTGGAGAAATCGAAATGCAATATATGACAGCAAAAACTGAAGATATTTTGACTAACGTCAATCTTCTTCGTCAAGGTCTAGCCATAGAAAAGATGCTTAAAAGTCTAATTAAGTCTCCAATTAATTACGAAGATCTAACTTTAGGAGATCGTAATGGTCTTCTTATCGCAGCTCGTATCTTATCTTATGGTAAAGATTACTCTTTTAAGTACAGGAATCCAAACACAGGAGATGAAGAAACCGTAACAGTAGACCTTCAGAACCTAAAGTACAAAGAGGTAGACTTCTCTAAGTTTGAAAATAAAAACGAATTCTCTTTCGTACTTCCATTCTCTAAAAATGAAATAACTTTTAAGATTCTTACAGTAACCGATGATAAAAAGATTGATGAAGAGATTAAAGGAGTTAAAAAATCTTTAGGTCAAGATCAAGGAATGCTTAGCACAAGATTGAAATATCAAATCACATCAGTAAACGGAGACTTCTCAGTAAAAACTATTAGGGATTTTGTAGATAGTGGAGCTTTACTTTCTAGGGACTCTATAGAGCTAAGAAAATACGTAGCTCAGATCACACCAGACATTGATATGTCAGTTCAATTCACTCTTAGAGATGGAACAGAAGTAGAGACAGACTTACCGATGGGAGCGGAATTCTTTTTTCCCGGGAGCGGACTATAGACCTGAGTTTATGACCGAAGTCTTCGAATTAACCTATCACGGTGGCGGAGGCTTCGGCTACTTCGAGGTATGGAATATGCCGGTTCCACACCGTAGGTTTAACCTTAAGAAGATAAACGAACATTTGAAAAAAGTGCAAGAGATTCGCGATCAGCAATCTCAAAAAGTTACAGAGAATACAGACATGAATAAGTTCAAGATTCCTGATTTCGTAAAGGAAGCTTCGAAAGACTATGATTTTGTTACTAAAGCAAAATCTAAGAAGTAAATATTTATCTCTATAGATAAAATACATGATAGTTCCTCCAAATACAAATCCTCCAAATGCAGGCCCAAATGCGGCTCAATTATCATCAGCGTTAGCAAGTCTATTAGAAGATCAAGGAGATTATAATAATCTACTCAAAAACGCTATACGTGATCTTGAAAGAATGGAGCGTGCGTATGATAAAATAGAAGCCAGACTAGCTTCTTTGAGTGATAGCACTATTAACGTAAAACAAGCTAATCAAGAAATACTAAAGCTAAAACAAAAAGAGTTCATAACGCAAAGAGCTCTTGAAAAATTACAAAGCAATGATGCTGCGAAAGAAGCATTAGATTTAGCAAAACAACAAGCAATAGCGGATCAAGCTTATTATCAATCTCAAGGAATAGCGTTTGATTTAGAAAAAGAAATACTTCACAATTTAGAACAAAGAGGAAACATAGAAGCCGTCGCGATATATGCTCAAGAAAAACAAGTAGAAATTGCAAAGAAAAAAATAGAACTAGGAAGAGAGGCATTAAAAACAGAAAAGCAAGTTGCTAAGCAGCTAGGTATATCTGGAAACTTAATGAAAACTTTCGCAGATAAGCTTGGTGTTGGTGAAGAAGCTTATGAAGCAATGACTTTAAAAGCAAGAAGATTAGTCGAAAAGCAAAAAGATATGTCTGTCGGTGCGAGAATGATTTCTAAAATCTTTGGAAGTTGGTCAGTAGCGTTAACTGGAGCCGGATCTATTTTAAAATCAGCCTTTTCTGCAATCACTGATCCTGTTGCGATAATAGGTGGAATTGGGTTATTTGCAAAACTTCTTAAAGATGCATTTGATTATATAGTTGGAATTCAAGATAAGACAGTTAAGTTTGCAAGAGCAATGAATTTGTCTACAGAAGAGGCTAGACAACTTAAAATGCAGTATGCTGATATTAATGTAGCAAATGGAGATCTTTTTGTAAACACTGAAAAACTAGTCGAAGCTCAAACAGAGATGGTTGGTCTTCTAGGAATAACTAATCAACTATCTACTCAAAATCTTGCAACGAATATTAAGTTAAAAGATATTGCTGGAGTAGAAGCTGATACTATCGCATCTATAACCGAATCTTCTATAATAAATGGTAAGTCGAATGAATCAATAGTAAAGTCAGTATTCGCTCAAGTCAAAGGATTAAAGCAAGCTACGGGAATACAGTTTGAAAATAAAAAAATATTAAAAGAAGCAGCAAGTCTTGGTGGAGTTTTAGGACTTCAATTTTCAAAGTATCCAGCGCAATTAACTAAGTCTTTATTGACCGTTAAGGCTATGGGTATGGAATTAAAGCAATTAGATTCAATGGCTGATTCTTTTTTAGATTTTGAATCTAGCATAAGTAAAGAATTTGAAGCTCAACTTCTAACAGGAAAAGAAATTAATCTTGCAAAAGCAAGAGAGATGTTTTTGAATAACGATCTTGCAGGAGCTGCAACTGAAATAAATAAACAAGTTGGATCTAGCGCTGATTTCATGAAAATGAGAAGAATTGAGCAAGAAGCTTTTGCAGGCGCTATGGGAATGAGTAGGGATGATATGGGAGATATGTTAAAGAAACAAGAGATGTTATCTAAGTTAGGAGCAAAAGATACAGATAATTCGCGAGAACAGCTCAGATTAGGATTAGCTAAATACAAAAACCAAAAAGCGTTATCAGAAGCTATAGGAGAAGAAGCATATCAAAATTTAGTAAATGCAAGTCTTCAAGAGAAAATAGCGGCTTTTATAGAAAAAATAAAACAATCGATCTCTGATTTTGTTGAAAAGAGCGGAATAATAGAAAAGATAGAAGGATTCATGGATTATCTTTCAAAACCAGAAAATATTAGAAAAGCAATTATGTCTATAAGAGATGTTTTTGCAACTATAGTAGATATAGTGGCTAGTATCGCAAGTGGAATAGTCGGTATTTTAGATTTTTTTGGAGCAATATCTGATGATAAAGCTGCTAGTATTAAAGGATTTTTAGGAAGCGCCGGAGATAATATACGATCTATGGGTGGAGATCTAAACATGGTTTCCGCAAAAGAAAGAGCAGGAATAGGAGGAACAAATACAACAGGAAATACTGCATCACAATCTTCTACTAAATTTGGATCTAAAGACACTTCTGCTGTAGTTAATCTGAATATGGATGGCAGAAATATGGGCGTCGCATTTATAAATGGAATAAATAAAGGTTCTAAAGGCGATAATCAAATAACAGATAAATACACATAATGCCATTAATAGACCTAAAAACAAACCTAAAAACTCTTAAATACGGAATGGATCAACCTGGTGGTGGATCTTCAGGTCTTCCTTATATTCAAACTAGGATGGCTCCCGATAATCTAATAACTTTACCTGGACCAGGAAATACTAATCCAATATTTAGACCTGGAACTACTGGAAACGCAGATTTTCCGATTAGAGGAGGAAATATTGACTTTAATATAGGAACTCAAACTTTTACTATATCAAGTAAAGTAGATAAAGAAAGGATCAAAAAGTTCATGAAAGATCCTTCTAGAGGAAAGATATTTTTAGATAAACAGATTGGACTGCAATTAAGCAATCCTAAAATAGAAACTGGAAAATCTTTTCAAGTAGCTCCAGCAAGCAATATTCTTCCTGGACTATTAAACAATACTAGAATATACAATAGAGGATTCAATACGCTAGAGCAAGTTGGATTTGCTGGCACAGGATTTCACGTTCCAAGAGCAGGAATTAGTCCATTCGATTATGCTTCTAAATATTATAAAGACATCGTAGGAGCGCAATCTCTTTTAAACGCAGAGTCTGTAGTCGATGTTAATAGACTTTTGATATTGAGAAACTTGAAACTCGCTAGTAGGCCTTCTAATTCTATAGTCAATATCAACCAAGTTAACAATCTTGGAATTTCTTTGAACAGACAATTACTATTTAATTATTTGGGTGGACCTGAATCTGTTTACGGAATAGGAGCAACTACTATAAAGAGAGTTGAAGATACTTCTAGAGCTTCTAAAATGAATACTACTTTTTCCATGACTTACGATAATATCATGGATCAGAGTTTAAATAAAGTAGCAGCGGGAAAGAAAAGTACTTTTATACAAGACTACAGAAATCCAAATGTTTCTATTCCTAATAGAGAAGCTGTATATAATTTAACAGTTAAGGGCAGATCAGATAAAATGAATGCTTTAAACTCTTTTATTTTTGATAATACTAAAGATCCTTGGGATGCCAGAAAAGATAAAACAGAAACTAAAGATATAATAAAATTTGTGTTTGAGGCCATAGAGAATAATAGACCTTCAGAATCTTGGGCTATATTTTTTAGAGCTTATTTAGCTGGTTTTAATGATAATCATCAAGCATCGATAAATGCTTTTAAGTATATAGGAAGAGGAGAAGATTTTTATACTTATCAAGGCGTAAGTAGAACTATAGGATTTTCTTTTAAAATAGCTGTTGGATCTGAACAAGAACAAAGACCACTATACTCAAAATTAAATCACTTAATTTCTCAAGTATATCCGGATTATTCAGATACTTACGGAATAATGAGAGCTCCTATTATAAGACTTACTATAGGCGATTATCTTTATAGAGTTGCAGGAATGCTAGAAAACGTTAGTATCACAGTAGATGATAATGTACCTTGGGAAATTGCAAGTAGAGAAGACGTAAAACAGCTTCCTCACGTGATAAATGTACAATGTAGCTTTAAACCTATTCAAGATTTCTTGCCAAGAAGAGAAAATTCTGATAACAGAAATATTCCTTTTATTACTCAACAAGATGACAATTACGTGATTATAAGACCAACAGTTGAACTTGAAACAGTACCCGCTACCTCAAGAAATCTTAATCCAATAGTAAATAGCAATTCTCCAATAAGTGGAATACCTAATTTAGGAAGAAATCGTAATCAAGAATTAGAAAGCAGCGACTAACAAAAAGTATGAACAGATATCAAAATATACAGACAGATAAGTACAGTGGAACTGGAAGTCTATACTATTCAAACAATATCTATCCTGATATCCCTGTTACTGAAAATGATAACTATGTAATAACAACTCTTGGAGATAGATTCGATCTATTAGCAAATAATTTTTACGGAGATCCAAGTCTTTGGTGGGTAATACCATCAGCAAATGGTCTCGTAAGCGATTCTCTCTATCCAGAACCAGGAATTCAATTAAGAATACCCACAGATCTAAGAAGCATATTAGATTCATACAAATCAGTAAATATAATTAGATAGTTATGCCATCAGACGGAAGAGTTAGTAACGCATTAGGAGTTCCATTACCACAATGGATAATAAAACAGCTTGATAAAAGATCTTTAGAATTATCTGTTCCTCAAAAAGATATTCCTACTAATGATAATTTATTATATAGAGGAAATAGATCTTCTTGGGTAAGAGTAATATCTTCAGTAGATTTAGTTAGTGCAGACAAGAAAAAATCCACTGTAGCTGATCCTGTTCAATATTTTAGTAAAACTATAGGACTCTCAGGAATAACAGACAAAAGCGATTTAGCTAAAAAGTTTATATTACAAGGCGGAGTTTCTAAATATACTAAAATTAATGATAATTCTTTTTCATATACTCCTTTAGGTGGAATAAACGAAAGTTATAATGTAGCAGGAGAACAAGAGATTAAAGAGTATGGATATAGACCAATGCCTGGTATTACTAGTGTAAGAGTACAAACTCAAGGAAAGCTAGGATCAATAAGATCTGCAGAAATTCAACTTAAAGTTTGGGACAAAACACAATTAGATATCATAGATGCATTATATTTTAAATTAGGATATTCTCTTTTCTTAGAGTGGGGTCACACAACTTTTTATAAAGCAGGAAGTGATAAATTAGAATGGGGAGAAGATTTTAGTATTGATCCTTTTTCTGATAGTAATTCTACTAAAGAAGATATACAAAATCAAATAGCTGTAAATAGTAGAAATTCTGAAGGTAATTACGACGCTATGTTGGGAATAATTACCAATTTTAATTTTACTTATAATCAAGAAGGAGGATATGATTGTTCAATTAAAGTGATATCACTAGGAGTACTAATTTCAAGTACTAAAATGAACAATCCTAGGATTCTTCCCGATCTACAAGATGCGATAGTAAAAAAATTATTTAATAGACTTATACAACTAAGAAAACAAGAGTTAATAGATGCTCAAAACAAACTAGAAGACGAGAAAAAAGATCCTTCTAGAAGCCCAGAAGCTTATCCTCCATGTGTTAGAAATAGAGGAAAAATTGAACAAGTAATCGATAGAGGAGAATATAAAAGACTTTATGATTGGGCTATATTAGCAGAAGTCTCTAATAATTTCTATTTTTTTTATCCTAATGGCAGATATCAAACCTCAGGACTTAAAGCACAAGGATTTTATACTTGCGATGGAGATAAGTTATTATTGGATGGAGATGCAAAAGATTTTATTCCTAAAAAATATGTAGAATTACTAGAATCAGGAGTAGTATCAGATGACTATTTAGGATACAAAGAACCAAATATTCCCGTTCCTTCTGTTACTAGCTTAAACTACGCAAACGATATAGTTAGAGGTATTTATTTTGAATCAGGTATAGCGAGTGCTAAAAAAAGTGGTGAATATTTAGCATTTAATAATTTTAAACAATTTTTACCTACTTTTAATACTGCGGGATACTCTGCTAAAGCGAGTATTCAACTTCCTACAATAGCATATAATGACGTAAGATTAGTACAAAATACTCAAACATTAACATTAGAAAATGTAATTTTTCCTCAAAAAATATCTATCACAGATTTATTATTAAGAGATAAAACTAGATCTGGAAAAGGAAAATCTGTTACTACACCTATAACCATATCTAGTAATAAAAACTTAACATTAGAAGTTACATATACTCCTGAAAATATTTTTGATAATTCCGGTTCTCCATATGCAAATACGTACGAATCAAGAGTAACATATAAGTATCCTACTATAAATGATTCTCCATACGCTAATTTATATACTAATACATTCGGAAAATTTACTCTACCTGATATTTTAAGTTTTCGTATATCATTACAATACGATGGATTCGCAACTCCTCCAGAAGGTAAATCATATGCTCCAGAATATATTTCAACTTTTTTTGGAGAATATTCAAAATACTTTCAAGAAGAAATAAAAAACCAAATATCAGGAGAGACTAAAGACTGGATAATTACTACAATCGGATCTGTTAAAAAAGGATCTGTGATAATATCTTTAGAAAAAAATTTAAGCGTAAAAATAAATGTACTAGTTCCTCCAGTAGATGCAAATGGTGCTAGAGTAATGAATGCGCCTAAAACTGATAATGAAGATATAGTATATAGTTTTAACATACGACTAATTATAGAAAATGATGTTAATATAATAAAATCTTTAAGTATTCCAAAAAATCAAGATTTAGTAATAGCGGGAGACGCTATAAATCTAGAACAGCGACAACAAGATCAACAAAATATACAGCAAGAAGCAACTCCAGAATCTGAGATAAATGTTTCAGACATTCAAAAAAGCGAAGCTTTAAAATACAGATCCGCTTTTGAAGTTATGATTAGAACTATTCAATTGTATTCTTTAAATGAAGCTATAGAAACTGGAGGAATAGAAAATGATAGAAGACCTAAACAATTAAATTTATTAGCAAAAAACAATTATGATAGTTTTACTAAAAAACTATTTTCTAATGGGTTATTTACTCCTGTATTAGATAATCTTCAACAATTTGCAGTAAGCGGTAGTAATAAAGAAACTTATATTAAGGATTTTAATAATTACGATATTTACGCTAATTCAGCAAACTCTCAAGATGAAACTAAAAAACTATTAGTTAGATCTTTATTTGGATTTAATTTTGGTTTAATGGGAAATAAAAAAGATTCTGTAGGAATAGCTCAAGAATTGTATGATAAGGACTTATTAGTAAATTATAATAATTTATTTACTACTTGTACCGTACCATATCAATTTAATACTGGAGTTTTTGAAGGAACTCAAGTTAATCATCCAGTATATGTTCCTTTTGGGCTCGTATTAATGATTCTAAATCATGCTTGTCTTATATACGATTCCACAGATGATAAGTCTAATAAAAAATCTACTAGTCCGATGTTTTATATAGATTTTAATAACAAGACTAACTTGTGTTTGACTAGTCCAAAACAAATATCTACAAATCCTTACGATGTAATTATTCCTATTCAAGCTTCTGATTCTGATTTTGCATCTATAATAGAGCCTACTGTACTAACAAGTAAAAATAAAATAAAAGCTCCAAAAGAAGGAGAACAAAAAGAAACTACTATATTTTCTCCTCAAAAAGATGATTTATTATCTTATGCGCTTCCTGAGTTTAGAGATACTCAAAATAAAATAGATAACTATAGAGGTAGAACAATGAATATACTAATTAGTTGTGATTATCTTCTAAGAGTAGTAGACAGTTATTCAAAAGCTAATAATTCTGGTGACGTATATGTTAAAGAATTTATAGAGCAAATATTGTTTGATGTAAATAAATCATTAGGAGATTTTAATATTTTTAGATTAGCATATGATGATGGAGCTAACACTGCTCACGTAGTAGATGATCAATTAAGTCCTAATTTAGAAGGAAACTATGTTACATCAGAAAACAAAAGCAAACTTCCACTATTTGGTAAAGCTTCTATAGCAAAAAGTTTAGAAATTAGAACAGAAATTTCAAGTAAGCTATCTAATATGTTAGCAGTATCTGCAAACGCGCAAATAGAAAATACATCTAATTTGTCAAAAAACGCAGATAGCTATGGATTCTATAATGCGTCTTATAAAGATAGATATATTCCTAATAGAACAGAGATAAACAACGGTAATAAAGAATCTTTACCAACGGATACCATGATTAATTCAGCTATCCAATTTAATAATGCTATTTCTACGTTTTATGGAAGCGCTACTCCAGCTATAGACAGCGTTGGTCACGCAACTAATTACTACATACAAAGAATGTCTAAACTTAAATCTGAAGACAAAGGAACAAGATCTTCAGTTATGATTCCAGTAAGTTTAAATTTTTCTATAGACGGAATTTCTGGAGTTGGTATGGGTCATGCTTTTACGATACCTGAAGAATTCTTACCTTATACATACAATTTATCATTAACTGATCCTTATGGAAATGCTGATGCAGTTAACACAGTTGGATTTGTAACAGTAGGATTAGATCAAACAATAGAAAATAATCAATGGACTAGTAATTTTAGATGCAATATGATGTATCTTAAAAAAATGGATGATTTTACTGCGAAAGATATGCTAAATAAATTAAAAGACAATCCTGGATCTTTTATTGAAGCGATAGATTCATCAGGAAACGTTACATCAGAAAACGCTGATTTTATTTCTAAAACTCCATGGAGCGCAGCTTTTATAAGCTATGTTATGAAAAAAGCAGGTGTAACTTTTGGATCTGCTGCATCGCATACACAATATCTAAACAACATAAAGCAATATTCAAATTGGAAAATTTTAGATCCTGAAGAAACTCAAATACAAGTGGGAGATCTAGTCGTTCAAAATCGAGATGGTAATAATCAAAAGTTTTCAAATTCACTGTATTCTGGATTTTCTCACGGAGATATTATCGTAGAAATAAGTGGTAATATTGCATATGGGATAGGGGGAAATGTATCTGATACTGTATATAAGAGTTCGATTGATTTAAGAGGAGGAAAACTAGGAGGAAACTTTTTTGCCATAGCTAGAGAATCTAATCAATCAGATATAGATAACTACGTAAGAACTGCAATAACAGAATATACTTTATGGAATACAAACGCGTGGAAAGAATTAACTGCAAGCGCAAAACCAAAGTTAAGTGAGTATTATAGTACAGTAGGATTAAAATTAGTTTAGATTATGTTAAGATACTACCCATCATTTAGAATAAAAACTGATCTTATAACAAATGGATCTGAGTATAAAACAAGTAATGGTCCATATAAGGGTAAATATTATATGACTTATGATGGAAGAAAATTCACAGGACCTAATCCTATAGTAGGTCCTAGCGAAGAATTATTTACCAACATTCAGCAAATAGATTCTATATTTTTAAATAATTTAACTTTACCAGAAAGCGTAAAAAGCGCTATATCTCAAAAAACAAATGCGGGAATAAAAAAAGTGCAAGCAAAAAGAGGAGCTCCAACTCCATATTTCCCTATTCCTAGTGAATTTGATTACAAAAAAGGATACATCATGAGATCATTTATAAAAAAAGTAAATGATCAAGGTTTTATTACAGAGATATCAGACGAAGAGTACGATAACTTTCAAAATGGTACTGTAGACTATGATGTATCTTATTACTTGACATATCAAATCATGTGGAAACTTACAGGTCCATTAAACTCAACTAGAGTTGGTCAATATGATGTAAGAGCAGGAATTATAGATACAAATAAAAGATTGGTAGAGAATGCCAACAAAACCTTTCTTGGTATCACTGATTTTATAGGTGGAGATTACTCTAAATTTTCAAGACCTTCTGCACTATAAAGATCTATAACAATACAACGAATTCTTTTTGATATATTTGTATCAATAAAGGTTTTAAATGTATTATATAATAGAAAAAAGTGAACAGTTATCTAGGTTAGTAAAAAGCGATACCGCTTTTGTACAGCTTATTGTTTCTGATTACACTTATCACCCAAAACTTTCTAAGCCTTCTCTAATATACTATAATAATGGTGAGAAAGGTTATATATTTGCAATAGACCACTCAGAAAGTTTCTCATTATCTATATCTAAAGTAGTAGAGTTCTTATCTACTCATACTAAGATCTACGTTATTGATGCTAAGTTTCACTCTTACCACTTAGATCTAAAAAACGTAGTAGATCTTAATTTAGTAATGCTAGATTCTAATAATGATATTAAAGAATATAACTGTGACACTCAATTTCACAGACATATTTACCAAAAAGGAATAGAAAATCCTGATAAAATTGTACCAATATCTAAGCATTATGAGAAGTGTGAGTGTTTTTATGATCAAATAAAGTATTTAATTGGATTAGAAGTAGATCAAACTTACAATAAGCGTATCCTAGACGCATATCAGTACGTTGAGGACAACGGAATAGGTGTCAAAGAAGAACAACTTAGAAAAGTATATGGCCTCTCAAACAGCTCTAGATTAGTTAGGGATAGCATTGCATATTCTTATTATAATTTATACAATCTAACAGGAAGACCAACAAATTCTTTTTCTGGAGTAAACTTCTTAGCAATACCAAAAGAGGGAGATTATAGATCATGCTTTATTCCTAAAAATGATTTCTTAGTAGACTTTGATTTTGACTCTTATCACTTAAGACTAATTGCCAAACTAGTAAGTGAAACGCAGCCAAACTCAGAACCGACTCATAAAATGCTAGCCAGTCAATATTATAATAAACCTAAAGAAGAAATAACTGAAGAGGAGTATAAGCAAGCAAAAACTATCACTTTTAGACAGCTTTACGGTGGAGTAGAAGACCAATATAAACATATAGAATTCTTTTCCTCTATGCATAATTTTATAGAAGCTGAATTTAAAAAATATAAAGCTCAGTCCTCTTATGTATTACCTACTGGTAGAATAGTAAAAAAACACAGCTCCATAACAAAGTACAAACTATTTAATTACATACTTCAGAACCTAGAAACTAAAACAAATGTTGAAAAGATCGAGAAAATTAAGCGATATTTATTACATAAGAAAACTCAACTTATTTTAATTACTTACGACGCATTTACGTTTGATTTTTTTATCCAAGATGGAAAAGATACTCTTTTAGGTATAAAAAACATATTAGAAGAGGACGGATTTCCTACAAAACACACTTATGGAAAAGATTACTCTTTTACCACATATTAATCATATTTATAATAGCTAATTAGTTATGGAAGATTTTAAGATTATAAACTTAACCCAAGATTCGCTAATGAATCGATTATTCTGTAGTTTTTCTAAAAAAGAAGAACTTGACAACAAACTTGCTGAAATCATAAGGGAGTACAAAATACTCTACAATAAAATATTTGTTCTAGCTTCACCTGAATCAGATGAGTACTTGTGTACTTATAATATAGAAGTAGAAGGACCTACCACAAAAATATTGCCTAATACGATACTACTTCACCGTAAAAAAGAAACTAACACGCTTTACACAATCAATGCGTTAAATGCTATCATTAAATCTAAAAACGGTGGTGAGTTGGATAACTCTTATCAAATAGAGTGGCCAGAATTTAAAAATTCTGTGTTGCTTACACAGCCTGACGGAAGTTTAAGAAAACTCAATACCTCAATTCACAAGATCGTAAATTTATAATATTTATTACTATAAAAAAAATCATGAAAAAGCAACTAAACGAAATACAAAGGTTACAAAAGATAGCTGGATTGTTAAAAGAAGAAGAAAATAATTCTATAGATCCAGCAACACTTGCAGATATTGATTCTTGGGTAAAAATGACTTACCAAGGAGCAAGAACTCCTAATCCTGCTGAAGTTGAAGATGTTTCGGCTTACTTAGGTAGTGATTATATAAAACTATATAAAGTAGATTCTTCTGATAGTCAAGATGAAGAAGAATATGATGAATATGATGATACGCATGTTGCATTCATAAACGTAACTATGCAAGACGGGGATATCGTGTATTATGAAGTAAGAGAAGCTAACGAATATCCTGGAGATTACGAACAAGGCGAGGGTAATTATGGTGAACCAAATGGAGTTTGGGATCCACAAGCTAAAAAGTTCACTTTTGATGGATATTCTTCTGATGATGAAGAAGAAGATGAAGATTTTTAATAAACAAGCCGGCTAAATGCCGGTTTTTTTATGTCACTTTTAAAATAAATTTTTGTATTTCGCAAAAGTTAGTTATATTTGATAGATAAACAGTTATAATATGGATATAAGTCTCTTAAAGAAGAGGCTGGCCACTCTTCAAAACCCAAAAGGCCAGAGTAAAGAAAAATCCCAAACCATCTGGAGGCCAGGTATCGGCAAACACTCTGTAAGGATCGTTCCTTCTGCTTACGACAGATCGAATCCCTTTAAAGAGATGTATGTGTATTACGAGATCTCAAATCGTATGATGCCAGCACTATCTAATTGGTCAGAAGCTGATCCAATCTTGGAATTTACCAAAAAGCTTCGTCAATCTTCTGAGAAAGACAATTGGCAACTTGCTAAGAAACTTGAACCAAAGATGAGGGTATTTGTACCTGTTATCGTTAGAGGTGAAGAGGACAAAGGCGTTCGTCTTTGGGAATTCGGTAAGCAAGTTTACATGGATCTTCTTGCAATCGCAGAAGACGAAGACGTAGGAGATTTTACAGATCCTATCGAAGGCCGTGATCTCACAGTAGAAACTCAAGGCAAAGAAACTACAGGTCTTATGTACAACACATCAACTGTACGTATCAGAACCAAAATCACGCCTCTTTCTGACAATGCTGAACAAGTTAAAGTATGGCTGAACACTCAACCGAATCCTATGGAGCTTTTCAAGAAGTTCTCATACGATGAAATGAAGACAGCGCTATTGACTTACTTGAATCCAGAAGAGGAGATTAAGGAACAAGCGGACTCTGTGCAAACCAAAGCTCCAGAAGGAGATCTACCTTGGGAAAAACCAGCTGAAGAAGCTCCAAAAAGCTTTACTTTAAGCACTAAGAAGTCTGATCTAGATTCTAAGATCGACGATTTGTTCTCATTCTAATAAACCAACAACATGGCAAAAGCGAGCGAAAGTTTAAACGCAA